CGTGCTGATCTGATTCGCTGCCGTATTCGGTATGATCAAAACAGGTACAAAGCAGTTATTCGCAATGCTGCATTGGATAATGACGAGTTCATCTGGTACGGGACTCACAAGAGCAAGGAGGGTCGGTATGTGGTGCTTTACACCATCGATTCCCGGCTTCCTGGTGCTCACAAAATCTTAAAACTTTTCCAAGGAGAACCAAGTGGTTAAATTGAAGGGAGTGCGAGTCATCGCAGATGAGTCAGGAGCACCGACTCACCAAACCCACTTGGAGGCAACCTTTAACATCCAAGATTGCAACCGAAAAACTACCCTGGAGCAAGATTTGGTTTTAACCAAAAACCATGAGGGATGGACCGCATCTATGGTTATGGATGGTTTTCCTCCGCAAGAGAGTACCGAACTGGCAGTGCTCAAATTGGCTGACTGGTTCACTCGAATGGGTAACGCCATAACCCAGGACAAAGAAAAGTTTGGGGTCATCAACCTTAACGAAATTCAGAGAGGAGGTAAGCTTTAGTGGATGAATACTGTAAGGGGGATGTAGTGAAATCCCAATACAAAAGGGATTCCATTGCTGCTCAAAACAAACAGATCATCAATGACACCGTTGCAGCTCATTGGACCTACATGAAAAAGGTGCTTGAAGTCACCATGGGCACCAATGTAACCAGTGTGGATTTATCCCTGAAAGAGTACATGGCCATGAGGGAGTGGGATTACACCTCTGCCTTTGCTCATGGTTTCGCTCACGGCATTGAACATGTGGAAGCCCAGGGACCTTCTTTTGCCAAGGCTATCCATCGCCAGAAAAACTGGTCCCGGGAAGCTTTTGGTGAAGGCAGAGATACCAGCTATATCCTGCAACACATCCTCAAAGAGGTGGGGGAGATCAAAGAAGACCCTACCGATATTGAAGAGTGGGTGGATGTCATGATCCTGGCCATGCATGGTGCCTGGCGCAGTGGGGCATCGCCCGAAGAGATCGTAGCGATCTTCGAAACTAAAATGCTGAAAAACGAGATGCGCCGTTGGCCTTCTGCTGAAGACCAGGTTCCCGGCAAACCCATCGAGCACATCAAGGAGTAAACCATGGCAAAAAAGAAATCGTACAAGGTGGGTGATACCGTCTCCTGGGAGTCTGCCTCCGGCAGCGGTCGAACCAAAAAGACAGGTAAGGTGGTCAAGGTGCTGAAGCCCCATGACCCGAATCGGCGGGCAGCTGAAGAGCCGTTCAGGGAAACCCACCGGATCATGTTTGACGGCCTGGCCCGGGACCATGAATCCTACTGGGTCGAAGTGCCCGGCGGCAAGACTGCCAGAGCCAAGCCCAGACTGTATTGGCCTTTGGTTCAAAATCTGAGGAAGGTGCGCAATGGATAAGGATACCCTGCACACCATCAATACCGTGGTACGTCAGGCCATCAGAATGTCCTTGATGGCTTATGGTGATACCTGTGATATCAGACAACTTGCACAGGATGCTATTGGTGCTCAGGCTACTCGTTTCGATCGTGCTTATACAGACACCCAGGGGTTCTTCGTTGAATTTGACAATGATCCCAGTTTGTGGATCGCTATTCGCGGTACTGAATTCGACAACGTGGATGACTGGCTGACCAACTTGGACTGCCGGAAAGTTATCACCTGTTGGGGCAGAAGCCACAAAGGCTTTTACGGTGATGCCATGTCAGTTTATGATGTTTTGCATCATCGGATTCGCCAAGCTGCAGAGCATAAGGGAACCATCTTCCTCACAGGGCACTCACAAGGCGGTGCAGTGGCCGAACAGCTCTTCGCCCTTATCAAGGGTGACTACCCGGAAGCAAGGGTCCTGTGCGTCCCCATTGAGGCCCCTAAAGGCTTTGATGACATAGCAGCAAAAGCCTTGGGCAAGCATGGCCATTGGGTATTTCCGGTAGTGCACAATAATGATATTGTGCCTCACCTGCCTCCTGGCTTCAGGCATATCAAAAACACCGCTGTTCAGTACATTGACCGCAAGGGCAAGGTACGACGCTCTACTCGTTGGTGGAGTCGATTTTGGGACAGGTTGGTGGGTATGACGAAGGCCGTAGGTAAGCCTGGAGTGGACTGCCTTGAAGACCATAATCTGGCCCGTATCGAAGAGATCTGGAAAAAGCAGATGTAGGGTAAGGCCCTGGGATTTAAAGTCACCCAGGGCCTTATTTGGGTCACTTGTAGAGCTCTTTGTAGAGCTTGGCATTCTGGAGCAGGGACCAACATTGACTGCTGGTCTGAGGATAGAAATACTTGGTGACGATTTCACCTTCAGAAGAGATGACCTTTTTAGCCACCCAAACCAGAGGCATTCCCTCATACCCTTTTTCCCTTTTATCAAGATGGAACATGACCCAGGCTGTGCCGTCATAGTAGGTGTTAAGATAAACACCAATGCCGTTAAACAGGCCTGAACCAAAAAGAAGGAGGAAGTTCTCCATAGGCATGCCCTCGGCGAAGACATCCACTGCCGTGGCTTCGCGAACAATGTCCTGGGGAGACTCGCCTACGTAATGTTGAGAAGTCTTGCTGCCACCGAATCTGGCTGCAGCACCTTCTACGGGACTGGGGAATATCCGCTGGCCAAGGAGGGCTCGGCCTTTGTCGAGAGACAAGAGAAGGGAATCGCTGAGGTGTCGCCCATTGAGTGGAAACTCCGACGGGCTGAAGTGTTTAAGTTGTTTCCAGATCATTGGGGATCAACCCTTTCGCCTGCATATAGGTCGTGATGATGGTTGTGTTCTTGCTGAGCTGAGCGAGCTCTTTATTGCTCGCCTTAACAGTGCTATGCATGTCCGCCAGTTCAGTCGTCACTTGGGTCATCTTGAGATCATTCTCTGCCTTGTAGATTCGAAAATCTTCTTTCAGATCAGCGACTGTTTGACAACCACCATGTTTTTCTTGGCAGGCGGTTTTTGTTACATACTTCTTGCCTGAAGTAAAAAAATCATAAGCAAGAGCTGCTAATACGGTACCAATTGATCCGATACCTACTTTTAAAAGTGTATCTGTTAAATCTGCTGTCATGTGTTACTCCCTACTATTTTAATGGATAAGCTGTACTGCCCTCCTATAACATAAACCCATTAAAAGGTCAGGCTAATTTAGCAGAAAGTAATTACGATCGCAGTTTAATATTCTGTTCTACAATTTTAGATCTCACTACAACTTTACGGCCGCATTTTAAACATATTGGCATCATGTCCTGATTGACCATAATAGAAGGTACTTTACAGACAGGGCAGTTAAACTTGAAACCTTGGTATGATCCGTAGATTTCTTTACTGATATCTTCATCAGTAATAACCATTAAATCTTCCCCAAAAGACTTCTCTTCAGTTGCAGCATCTTCTTGAGTGCTGGTCTCATTTTCATTTACAGAATCCATGATATCTCCTTATCTGATTGCGGAAGGGGGAGAGGTTATATGGCCTCTCCCCCTATAGAGTTGCCCAACTTGGTTTGATAACCTATTCGGGCGGTTCCGGAATTGGGCATGCACCACAAGTACCACCTGCTTGCAAAATACCCTCACAAGCATTTTTATTAACAGAGATGGTAACGTCATTCAAGCACATTTCAACTTTACCATCAATTACCGGGGTATCCGGACAACATGCAGCAGGTTCATCCCCAGAGCAAAGATTTTCAAAAATTTCGCTGAATAACTCAGCCATTTGCTCTTTAAATTCTTCTGTGGCAGAAACACAAACAAATTTGAGACAAACCGGAATCTCACAACAGTTTTCTTCTGAACAAGGCATAATACCTCCTAAATAAAAACCGGGATGGGTGTTAACCCACCCCGGTCTATTTACCCCCAGGTGCTCGCAATCACGTCGGATACAATCTGACAAAACTCATCAGTGTTGCATTCATTTGTGAGTGCAGAGCACAGCTGCTCTACGAAGGGCAGTTACAGCCGCAGGCAATCTGGGTTTTCAGAGCAGTGAGCTCTGCATTGGCAGCGTTGAGGCTGCGTTCCACAGCGCGGGATTCAACGGCCAGGGCAGTAGCTTTGCTGTCCGCGATGGCTGCCAGGATGTCCGCTTTGTCCTGACAAGACTGCAACTTGAGATCGCAGCAGCACTCGTCGGCTTTACGGGCATTGGCGTTCATTTCACGTTCGATGTCACGAAGGCGATCGCTGGTGCGAATCTCCATGTTGGTCTGGCCTTCCCGGAGAGATTCGAACTGGGCGGATCGACGAGTCTCCTCAGCCTGATCGGAAATCCGGTCCATCCCTGCACCAAGAACTTCTTTGGTGCAACGATCATTGGCTTCGCCAACAGCCAGGTTACGGTTTACACGAACCGCATTGGATCCCATATCGGCAAAGGGGGAACCATAACCACGGTTACCCCAGCCGCCACCACCACCGTAACCGCCAAAACCACCACTCATTGCAGAAGTCAGAACCGCATCAGATGCACTGAAACCATTGTCCATTTTTGTACCTCTTTCGTTTTGTGTTGTTTACCACAGCCTACATGGCTGCAGTATGGATATCCTTACCCCACTGGGTAATAGGATCGTATTTCACCTGGTCAAAACCATCATGCTCTACAGCCCATACAATACCTCGGGCCAGCACATGCATATTTTCCAGGCAAAGTGTTTCTGCTTGATCCAACCGGTTGCCATACAAGGAGAGCCTTGTATCAGCATAGTTGGCCACATTCTCAAAGAGCTCGTAAACAGCCCCACGAGTATGAGCAGAAGCAGGATTGACATGTTTGAGCAGAAAGCCTCTGGCTAAACGCTTCGCGTCAGCCATGAGTACAGGGTTATTTTGCGAGCGAACCCACTGCTCAAACGTAGGGAGTACATCATTTTTCAGATACACAGTACCACCTTTCCTTTTTGTGATTGAGCCAACAACGTTGTTGATTTGATATAACTGTAGAACAACTGGCAGGGATTGTAAACAGTTATATCAAATCACGCATTTACCCTTTAAAACAGCGAAAGAGCTGAATCAATGATAAGCGATTCGTCTGCACTTTCCACTATGGAACTTACTGGATCTCCAAGGTTGCTGAAAAGACTTTTCGTTACCCCAGGAATTGAATTGATGATGTTGTCCAAACCAAGATGCACAGAAAACATGAAGGCCATAAACACATCATAGGGTTTATCAATCACACTTTCAGCGATGACCTTCAGAACCCGGGAACCATACTTGGTGAACCAAAGGAGACCAATAGTATTCCCATACTCGATCATCCTGTGGGTAGGTACGCTGAAGTTGATGAATTCATCCGACACCGCGGCTACTGCCTCGCTGTTGGGCATGCCCCCTTCCAGGTAGTGGTTGTACAGAACATGCCGGCCGATGAAGTCGGTCATCTTGACCGCGTTGTTCAGGACCTTATAGGCCTGGGTATCCTCGGTGAGCAGTACCACCTTACCCACCTTCTGGACAGTCTCCGGGAGCTTCCCGGTCAGGGTGGTCATCTTCTTTTCAAAGTCCGTGGGGAAGTTCTCCCCGGAGGTTACCGTTTCCACATCATCCACCAGTGAGGGCATGAGGCCCAACTCAATGGAGCGGGTGGTGGGGTTATCTTTCAGAGCTGTCTGCAGCCGAGCAATCTGGCTGTCCAGGTTCTTCAGCTGAGCAGGTGTGTGCTTGCCCCGGGCAACAATGTCTCTGCGGAGTTTCAGCTGCCCAAGCCTCTTGCTGTCTGCCTGGTACTTGTTGCCCATGGCAATGGCTTCCCAGCCAAGTTTGAGGATCTTGGATACAGGCACTCCTCGTGATTTGAGGTATATCATGTTGCTGCCCAAGTTGCCCAGTGTAACATAGAGGGACTTCACGATGATGTTGTTCTTGGCATACTTGGTCATCTCCGTGAAGAGAGCCTCTACTGTTGCCATCCGCTGAGCTGCTTTGTCTTTGAAGAACATCTGGGCCACTGCCACCACCATCTTCTCCAGCTGAGCTCTTTCTTTTGGTTCACGCGTGAAGGCATCTACGATGGAATATTGCCGGTACCCAAAGGCCAGGTCCACCACATCCTTGGAAACCATCATGCTATTGGAACCCCAAACCCTCTTGACCTCCTTCCGGGCTGACTCAGGCAGCATGTAGTAGATCTCCCTCAATCGGGAGTCTGTGGAGTTGGGGGAGATCTCCACATAACCTTTCGGATTGGATTGACCCTCTGTGGACCACATGGCCTCCAGGCCTTGGATCAACTCCTTGTTGATGATAGGGCTTCTCACCTTATCGACTACCTGCCCAGCCATGGCCCCAAGGATCTTGTCAAAGGCAGTGACCTGCTCCATGAAGGAGTCCTTGGTGGTTTCAGCCATCATGTACCGGTACCCGATCACGTTGCCAATGTTGTCCACTTTGGGCACCATGAAGTTGCCCGGCTTGAGGTCAGGAGTGTAAGCCGGATCCATCATGGCATCAATGGTCTTTTGTTTGGCTTCAACCAGGGTCTTATTATTCTCTATTCCCTCCTGTGTTGTAATATCCATTTGGCGGGCAATACGAGCTGAATCTGTGCCCTTTGCCCTGTTGTTGGTGTAAGAGGCTATAGTGGACATCAAGTCGTTAACACGGCCTGTTTTGGACGTGTATACGTAGAACTTGGTGGCAATGGTGGGATCATCATTATCCCGGGCCATAGCCTTGGGCACAATGGTGTAACCCTCCCGGGCAAGGATCTCTCGATCATCCCAAGTACCATATCGAAAACCAATCCTGGGGTTCAGGATCTGCTTGGTGTAGCCCTTGATGAATTTGTGCTTATTGCCACCAAAGGCTTGTGCCAGGGACTCATCCTTCAGCACCTCATGCATTCGAAGTAATCCGTTGACTCCTTCAGGGTCCTGCACCAGCATCTCATGAAATGCGTTCCTATAGTCCTGAGCAGTGTAACCAAGTGCGTAGAGAGACGCAAGCTGGTCAATGAGGCCATCGGCCTTCTCGACTTGCGTACTATCCAAGGAACCCGCTTTTTGGGTGTTGGCAAGGGATGCAATTACTCGGGTGCTTTGAAAGACCACTTCCCCTCGTCGGCCTCGGGCATGGATCATGAAGTGCCCCAGGGCATCTGCCGCCTTACGGTAGTAGTGCTCATAGGGGGCCAAATCTGCGTCTGCTTTGATCTGATCCAGCACCTTATTCACTTGGGCCTGCAGCTCTGCAGAGTCCTCTAAAACGGCTCGTAGACCCTCTGAACCAAGTGAGTTAAGCAGTACGCTCAAATCCGCTTTTAAGCCTACCTTGGTGGCTACCGTCTTCTGGTAATCCGTGATGGGTTGGGTATTGCCTTCTTCATCTTTCAAGGTGGTAAATAGGTCACTGGCCATGTTGATGTATCGCTCAGTCTCCTGCTCCTTGGCAGAGTCCAAAAACAGCTGCCTACGGCCAAGCATGTCGTACAGCCAGGCCAACCTATCTGTCCGGCCCCGGACCTCAGCCAGCAGCGATTTAATGATCCCCTGGTCCAGCTGCCGGTAGGCATACTCTGCCTCCCTCATACGCTGCCCGAGCAGGGTGTCACTTTCATGGGCCATGGTCAGGGTGGTCTTCAGGCCGTGCCCTACCTTCAGGATAGGGGTCTTGGACAGAGCCTTCTTGATGAACATGTTGCAGTACCCGGACCACCTCTGAGATCCCTTACCTAATTGAACCATGGAGTTATACAGAGCACTCTTCTGGTCGGTATCCCTCTTGGCGATAACCACTGCCAAGTCCCGGAGCTCATCAGCCATGGTCATGCGAGCAGACCCGGCAGTAAGCCGGCGATAGAAGAAATCCATGATGGCCTGGCCAATATTGTTCAAGGTCTCTTGGATGTTCTTGCCAATCAGGCCCTGCCATGAATGCTTGGTGTACTCAGTACCGATCAGCTCGATGTCCTTCAGAGCATTCATGAAGTTCTTGTTTGTAAGGGCCAGGACCATGAACTCATCCAGGTGGGTAGACCTCCTGTCAGAATCCAGGGTATCAGTATTCCGGAAAACATAGTCATACCGTTCCTGAGCTGCTTCCACCTCGTACTGATAGGCCGGATCGGTCATGTCGATGGTGGGGTCATCAAGGAAGTGTTGCGCACCGATTTTCTTCTCGGCCAGTTTAAACAGCTGCTCCACTTTGGTCTTGTAGAGGCTATTCATACTCAAGCCGGTATGGAGCACACTGTGCAGCAATTCATGTGTGTAGACTTCCCCGGTGCTCATCCTCAGTCCTTGGCTTAAGGCCCCGGACACAGGACCAATGACCCGGTTCTGGTTGGTAATGAATACCCGATCTTTCTCCGAACCAAGGTGAACAAATGCGCCTTCGGTCTCCAGGTCAGGGTTGTCCTTCAGGTAAAGGTCCATGGGCCGCAGGACATTCTGGACCACATCCCGGAGAACACCTTTGAGGTGAGTATCATGCTCTGCATCATCCACCACGTCGGAGTTGTTCTTGATATGGTCGTAAACGTCCATAGCATTCATACTGTCCACTTCCTGGCGGATAGCATATTCCACCGGATCAACGGAGAGCTTGGCCGGGCCACTCATAAAGACATCACCTTCAGGCAAATCCTCATCGGTGTAATAGTCTTCAACCTCAGCAACATCCAGATTCTCTTGCACCATAAGAGTACCAATTGCATCGGCCACTTCGTTGGTATTATCCATGGATTCAGTGAGCCTCTTTTCTGCTTCCTCGGTAATGGTCCGGGGGTTATACTCCTGGCCATTATGCTTGATGGTTTTGGCCTTATTGCCGGTGACATACTGACCACCAGGGTAGCTGTATTGTTCAACGCTTACCGTGGCATCCATGATGATGTCTTTGTTGGTTTTGGTGACAACAGCTACTTCTTTCATATCACCCATGATCTGTTTCATGGCTTGCTGGTAGTTGGCCACACTGATTGGCTTGGCCTTGCCACCATCAGGTGAAGGCATGGATCGAATCTTCATGACCTTCAGCTGTTCCACCATTGCCTGGTCGATAAAGCCTTGACGTACCCCAGCAGCTTTCAGAACCTCTTGCTGCTTGGCAAACTCAGCCAGTACCGTCTCTACCCCGGCATGGAGTTCCATACCCATGTCATAGTCTTTCATGACATTGAAGAACGTCTCGCAGACATGGGTGGATAAGTCCCTGGCCTGCCCGGCACCGATGGTGAAGCCATCATGGTTGTTCAGGATGGGGAATGCACCCATGGTGGTATTGGCGATCATACTGTCCTGGTTATGAATGGTCAGGATGGTACCGGCTACACCCGGGGCATCCAAGCCCTCTTTCTTGTAGGGTGCAGCTTTCTTGCCTGGCAGGTCATTGTAGGATTGCTTTACTTCTTGGTTCACAACCCCCTTGGCTCGGATACTGTAGATCTTCTCCTTACTCATTTTGGCCAGAGGAATCTCACCACCCAGGTAAGTCCTCACCCGAGGGAAGAGACCCTTGAGGCTTGCGTCAATCTCCCTCATTTTACCTACAGTGATAGGTCCCTGCTTAGCTGCTTCTCTGATCTTGATTTTGCGGATCGTGTTGTAAGCTGCCGCGGCAAGGTTAATGCCCTTGTTCAGGGGCTTGAATGAATCCTGCATTGGGCCATAAACCTGGGTGATGGCTTCTTTCAAAGCAGCACCATGGTAGTCAGCCAGGTTGGTCTGGACTGCATTCAACAGGTCCAAAGGCAGCTCGGTGTTGAGGAGTACCTTGGGATTGACTACACCGTCGGTGACTGCATCTGAACCAAATACATGGACACCAGCCAGGTCCTTGAGGTCCTTGGCGAGAGCCCGGAGGTCAGTCAGTGCTTTCTCTTGGTTCGCCTCCTGAGCAATGGCTGTGATCTTCTTTTTGATGATCTCTTGCACTGAGTTGTTCAACTCCACCAGCAAAGCAGTTTCACCCATTCCATAGACTGTCCTCATGGTGGGATCCTTGGATACCTTCCGGACAGTCTTGCTGATATGCCCGTCTTCATCCCGGAACTCTCCAAGCAGGTGCTTCATAGCTTCCAGTTGGACATACTCGCCTTGAGCAATCAGCTTCTCTCTGCCGGTGGATGCATTTGCAATGCGATCCATCAGCTCCTTCTCTTTATTCACCAAAGCCTCTGTCCAGGCAAAGCCTGTGGCTTGGTAGGCATCATGACTCAGCTTCCTTGCCAAGTGTTCAGCCAGACCCGGCTGAGCCTTGGAGAAGGCAAACCCACCGTTCTGAAGAGCGGTAAGTGTCTCGGGCATATTGGCTCCGGGACCCATGAGTTGGGTGCGGCCGATGACAACCCCGTTGGATACCCCGTCGATCTCTGTGGCCAGGTCTGTGGTGAAAGTCTTGTCACCGGCTGCCAAGGCATTCAGGTACCGGGCATACTCCAAGATGGTCTTCACAGAGTGCATACCCATACCGCCGGCCAAGGCTCCTTCCGTGATCAAGGCCATGTCTTCTTTGTGATCGTCCACCATATCGCGCATGATGTCCGGATGCAGTTCGTTCAAACCCTGGTGGAATGCCACCACCCTTTGAGCCGCTGCCACAGCATTGGCCAGTACTGGCTTTGCCAGCTCTGCCCGGGCCTTGGCCAGGGTCTGCTCCATACCACCTTCTTTGGTTGTCTCGATGTCAAGGCCCAGGGCCACTGCCTCCATGAACTGGTCCTGCACATCAATGTCAGTGATGTCCAGTTCACGTTCCCATTCAGTCAGGTTGAAAAGGAATCGGTGGGTCTTGTTGCCCTGCATGTTGATGTCCCCAACTTCCCCCATCCTGCCCTGGCGCCAAAACTCTTCAGGCACATAGAACTCTGACTCAAAGCCTTCAGGTCTGGCCTCTGCCTCTGCAAGCCACTCGTCGATGAATGCATTACCCCGCTCGATACCCGCGTTGATACCTTCAGCAGTTTCGATGTCATCCACGTGGGTAAGCATTGGGTCAACCCAGCCTTGGATCTTTTTGAGGTTCTCCTCCCCCATCATCAGGAAAATGGCCATGGACCGCTTGCTCACTTTACGTGGCCTGGCCATATGATTCTTGATATTCTCCATCTGCTTCTCAGAGGCGGTAAAGGAAGTGCCCTTGAGGAGCATGTCACCTTTCGGTGCCACTGCATCCCAGGAGTAATTCCTCTTGTCCCGCTCCCCGGTGAAGATCTGGGACCATAGACCTTTGGCCTCTTTCTGTGGTTCAGACACCTTCGTGAAAAGCTCCGGGTCAAACTTGTCGTCGGCAGTGAGCACTTTGTAGAAGGAGATGGTACCCACTCCTTTGATCTCTCGGTAGTCTTTTGCTTTAGGGTCCCGCTTAAAGGTTTCAGCCATGGCCATGTAGGAAGACAGGTCCGCCTCCTTCTGGCTGGCAATCAAAGCATCAAAGTCTGACTTCAGAACTTTGGTGTGCTCCAAGTACCCCATGCTCTCCAAGGTGGCTATGGCCTGCAGACCTAAGGACAGCTCCATCTTGTTTTGGAAATCTGCTTCGGTGTCGTCAGTGACTTTTACCCCAAGCAGCTGGAAGATCTCCTGACCCAAGGACTCCTGCAGCATGGTGGCTGTGACTCCTATATCTCCCAGCAGATTGTGTGCGAGGAAGTTCAGAGGGTGCTCATCATCCAAACCCATAATGCTGCGCAGGTCATCATCATAGTTGTGCACCGTCTCACTGGCCCTGGTGCCCAGCCACTTGTAGGCCACAGCCATAATTGTGTTGGTTACCGCCGGAGGCATCTTCCCGTTATCATCCAGCAGATACTGGATAGGGTCTTCAAACCTGAAGGCTTTGTTCTTTTTGACTTTGAACTGCTTGGTGAAATGCCCGTGGAAATCTTTACCAAACTCTTTGATGGAAGAGACCATGGCTGTTGATGCATCGTCAGTGGCAAACTCATCCAGAGCATTGAAGATCTTGTCTGCCTTGTGGATGACCCCCTTCACACCCTTCTTCGGTGCCAGAGTTTTCTTGGCGTGGTTGTCTGGGTCTGCCTCAGTGGGGGTGGTTACATGAGACTGTAAAGAGGATACCGTCTCTTCAGCTGCTTGATCGTCTTGCACATCTTCTGTTCTTGCAGCAACCTCTCCTTCGTTCTCTTCTTCACTGACAGGCTCTTGGATAACCTCCTCTCCAGCAGCCTCAGGTTCTTTTGGTTCCTGAGTGATCTGGTCTTCAGTGACTGATTCATCAGCTGCTTGTGTGATCTGGTCTTTCTGCGCATCGGTCTTCTCCTCTGTTTTGGTTTCTTCAATTAGGGTATCAACCCCCTCGGCATCCACCGACCGGGTACTGCCCTTCTCATCGACGACAGGGGCCTCCTCCGCTGGCGCTACGTCAGCCACCTGCGTCTCTTCGGCGGTTGTACCACTCACGGTGTCTGCTGCCGGGGTAGGAGCCATCCAGGAGGTGGCCATGGTGACTGCTTCCTGAAGAGTCTTTACTTCTGCTTTAACCAGGGAAATGAAATAGGGCGCATGAGGCTTACCATTAGCCTGAACTGCCCCGGGGGCAGTAATACTCTCAAGCTTAGCTGCGTGCCTGTCAGCGAACGTTTTGAGGCCTTCAAGCTGCTCCTGAGCTACTGCCGTATTGCCGGTCTTTAAGGCAACCCCAATGGCTTGAGTATAGGTCTTGGTTCCTTTGAACCCGGGACCACCATCAATGATGTTGGAATGTACCTCTTCAGGACGTTTCCCCTCGCCTCGATCCTGGACCTGTATGAGCTCTTCTTCAGCCTTCTGGTATGCTTGTACCTGCCGAACCTGATCCTTCGTAGAATCGCTGATTTGGGGGTTCTCAAGGATGGTGTCCAAATCCTGCAGGTCCTGGCTTCGCCTTGAACCAAATAAAGAAATGATGGAGTCACTGACCGCCTGACTGTCATCACTCTTAAGGGCATCGCGTACTTGGGTCAGAGTCTCATCGGTATCCACCTCGCCAAGCTGCATGCTCTGCAGGAGTGGCTTAACTGCCTTGATGGTCTTGGTGACTGACTTGGCCTCGGACATGAGAGACTGGAGCTTGGCATACTCATCTTCGTTGATGGTATCCTTCTTGGCATTCAGCTCATTGGCCTCAGCCAGGATGACCTTCTTCTTCTCAGTGAGGTTGTCGTAGATGGTTTGAACCTGCTCCTGGTTACGGATCTTCTCCACCGGAGACACATCAGGCTTCTGGTTAATCTTCTGCTTCACCTCAGCTGCCATAATGGGGTTGGACTTTGCTACAGACTCATCGATCTCACCAGCCTCTACGGCTGTCTCAACAGTCTTTTTGTATCCCTTGGCTGTAGGAGCTTTGGCCATTCGTTGGGCAGCCATTTCAGATTCGGTCTTGGGACGAAGAGCCTTCTTGGCTGTCTTCTTCCCGTAGGCTGCAGTATGAGCAGGTGCCTGAATAACAGCGCCACCGCCGATAGCACCCAGGGTTTCTGCCATGAGTTCCCCGGCATCCACCTTACCTTCGGCGAGCAGCTGACCTGCCGCTTCACTGACCGGTTCGGAGACAATCTCTGCCACCACCTTCTTGCTGCCTTGAGCCAAGTTCCTTAAGGTTTGCTCTGCAGACTGTTCAGCAGTTCGTGCTGTAGCACTACCCATGCGACCAACACCAAAACCTAAACCGGCATCTACTGCCGCGGTACCCAGAGCTTTACGTTGAGCTTTGGAAGAAGCCTCAGCAATAAATTTTGGATCCTCCAAAACAGTAAGGATGTTGGCCTCAGTAGGTTCCAGACCTCTTCGATATACTTCCTGGGAAACCTGATCCATAAGGTACCCACCAGCTTCTGTGGAAAAAGATCCAGCAAAAGATCCTACAGCAGAACCACCAGTACCTGCAGCAGAACCCGCTGCCATACCAAACATGGACGGAATCATGTTAGCTGAGGATTTAGCAAACAAGTAAGCCACACCCTTCGGGTTGTTGAGCACTTCCTTGCCTGTGGCAATGGTTGTGTCCATGGCTGCGGAGAGTTTTTCCGCGAAGGTATCCGCAGACTCCCAAGCCTTGGACTCAGCTGCAATATGAGATTCCGCTTCCTTCAACTCCATAGGGGTGAATGCTGCTTGACGCCTGGCTTCAGACCGAGCAATGCGGGAAGCAAGGTCTTCTCCATGCCGGCCATGCATGGCATCATCCGCTGAACGGACAGCATCAATGGTATCCAAAGCTCCTTGCCGGGCCATCTCCACCATGTTGCCAAAGAAGGTGTTGGCAGCATTATCCTCTTGAGCATGGGTAGCCGGTGCCTTGGGGTACAAAGTATCAAAGACAACTCTGGCCTTCTGCCTGGCTGCTTCACCACCAGTCACATAGTTGGGTGAGCGGGTAGTTTCTTCCCAGGCTTCTTTGGTATATTGAGTTTCTACTTTCTGTTGGTTCTGAGGGGAGAGGGAAGTGAAATCAGGAGACTTACGGAGTTCCTGTAATGAGATATCGGGCATGTCTTCTCCTTATGTTGTATGGTCGCCAGTTGGGACGACCATACGTCATTTTGCTGAATGTGTCACTGCCTATTGCGAGCCCTTTGAATCAGAATCTTCCGGGTACGAGCTTGCTCATCCTCTTCCTGTTGTTTTTGTTTCAATCGCATTTTGGTCAGGTTCTTATTCAATTTCTCCTGACTCAACCGTTTGATAGGGGAAGACTTGGGAGCAGGTTTCTCAGATGGGGGTTTAGGTGCTGGAGTTTTCGTGTCAACACCAGCCCTCTCTGCAAGAGCCTGCACAGCACTCTTCTTCTTCTGAGTTGGAGCCTTTGCCGTTTTCCTCCGGGCAGTAGGCTGATTACCCTTCACCTGTGTCTTGTGCATCTGATCCAGATCAGTTTGCATTCGAGTGCTGTACCTGAGCTGTCTTTCCTGCTCTGCCGCCTTGAGGCCACTGACCTTGGTCAGCTGGGTCTTCATAGCTGCTTCTCTTTCAGCCATGGCATTGACCTGAGCTTCAATGGCCGGCACGTTAATGGACTGCCCGTACCAATGGTCGTTATTTGCCTTGACCGCGGAGTAGCCCTGGGCAATGAGCCGGGAGGCATCTTCTGAACCATAAACCTTGGACAGACGCTGGTGCAATTCAGAGAGGGGTTTGGTCTTTTCGAGAGTGATAAGACTATCTTCCCTGCTCATGGCATCCAGCACACTGTCGAAGTTTTCCATACCTTTCAAGCTGCCAAAGATTCTGGTTGCTGCAGTCTTGTCGCCGTCCACCACCTGAGTCAGTTGAGCAAGCTTGGTCTGTTCAGGAGCCATGGCTTGTTGAGCCTGCATGGTCAGCATATTGCCTTCCGCAGTCCACTCTTCCTGGCGCCTGGAGTAAGCCCGGTTTTGCTCATCGGTTAAAGCCTGTCTCTTGTTGACTGCCTGGGTCTTTCCAGCAAGAAACTTCTCCGCTGCCCGAGGAGACAGGTCAGTGGAGAACTGAGCTTCTGCTTCGGCCAGGGGAGTACCTTTGGCCACCGCTGCACTGTACCCCATGAGAGCTTTGGTGGCTGCAAGGTCATCAGCCTCCTGGGTCTGCTTCTTGAAGTAAGCAGCATCTGCTCTGCTTTGTTGGGTGTCTGCCCGGGTACCCTGTAAACGTTGAGACAGGGTATTTCGCAGAGCAGCCTGATCCAGATTCTCTGCCCCGGGCAATGCCATGAGACCTTCAATATCTGCGTGGCTGGAGACCTTGTCCTGGTGTGCTGCCAGGAAGTCTTGGGTACCCTCCTCTTTCAATTTGGTTCGCCTTGCGTTCAGCATCTCGGTTGCCTTGCCTGCATCATACCGAGTACCAAACTGTTGCTGTAGGGTTTCCACACCAAAAGCACCAGCCTCCTCTGCTTCCACCAAATCACCAATGGATTGCAGTCTTTCAAGGTTGGCTTGGATGGCTGCATTGTTCTGTGCAGTGGCCCTGGCCGCTTGTGCATCATTGGCTGCTTGGACATTCTGCACAACCCGATTCAGTGCATCGAAACCAGCATTGAACTGAGTGCCAGCCTGTTGGGTGCCAGCCATTGCTCCCCGGAAATCCACGGGAGCAATGGGTCGAAATTCTCTGATTGCTCGGGGCATAATCCCTCCTTACAGGATACGGTTTTCGTCAAAGTATTGCTGGCCAGTGGGGTTGGCTGTCGGGTTACGTGCATACCGACGATCTCCCAGATCTCGGATGTCCCGGTTGATCTCTTGCTTCTGCAAACCAAACTGATCAGCAAATTGCTGTTTGCTGGTTGCCAGAGATTCCTTGGCCAGATCCAGGTTCTCTTTCCCCAGGTAAAAGTTCAGGCCACCTTGCAGAAGTCCCAGTGCCGGCATAGCCATACCCGGACCAGTCTCCTTGCTGCCAAAAAACTTATTCCACATTGTTGGTCCACCGGCTCCGGGTGCAACTCCAGGAGTACCGAAGTTAAAACTGGGTACCCCTGTGGTGGTCACCGGAGTAGTGTTGCCTACACCGAGAGGATTCGTTTGTTGTGCCTGGATGATTTGGTTCACATCAACAGGTCGAGCAAAATCTAATCCTGCCAATGTTTGCGGTTGTTCATAATCGATAGCTCCAAAAGCTGCCATGTTTCACCTCGTTTAAATGGTTTCTGGCTCCGGTAAGAGGAGCGCTACGGTTGTGTAATTCTCTATCACATCCAAGCTGAGAGTACCAACGTTTGACACATGCACTCGGTTATAGAGTTCATCTGGTTTAGAGAAGGTCTCCGGCTTGGGATGGCTGAAGGGAGGTTCCAAGTAGCTGAAGGGTAGAGTGTATTCTGTCTCCAGCAATTCTTGCTTGGCTCGAAGGATCTCCTCTTGAGCTTCCGCATCAACCATAAATTCACTGTACTCTGTAGACACATCTTGAATCAACATATTGATTGCCTCATTGGCTGCGTTGATAAAGGACATACCCACTTGAAGGAAAACCTCTGCCACGGGAATCTGTGAACCAAGAAATTCAATATTGCCTGAGAACTTTTTGGATAAGGCTACTGTCACCACCGCAACAACGAAAGCCCAATCAGGACCTATCTCTTTGGCAATGGCTACGGTGGCATAATGCAAAGCGGCTGAGATGACGATTGTCTTGAGGATGAAGAGCATCAATGCTGCTATGCCCGCTTCAGCTGCAGTGACCAAACCCATCACCCAGGCTTGCCCGGTGGAGATGGTGATGGCTACCCCTACAGCAAACAGGACCATCTTGAAAAAGGTTCGTTGATACCACTTCACCTTGGTGATCACGTAAGAGTTGATCACGATACGAAGAGACTCCTCATAGAGAGTGGATCGGGTCATCAACCCTATTCGTTGAGCAACGGTGTAGTGCAGGGGTATGATCAGGTTGTGCTCGTCTTCGCTGTTGGCTACATCCTCACAGGTGGTGACTACAGAGTGCCTTCCATAGATCTGGTTGGTGTGCACCAGACCGGTCACAATGACCTCCCTGTAGACGTTCGTGGCTACCTGGTGTCGTAGTATAAGCTTGCTGTTATCGACCCTCTGAGTGCCTGTTTTGCTGCTTGTATCAGATAGGGTGATCTCCTTGGTAGCATGGCCTACCTCCCCTATGGAGCCATTAATCAATACCGACGTAATCGACTTATATGTGATATCGATCTTTAACCCATGCTCTGTGAGGGACATGGTTTCGGAGGGATTAATCACTTTGGTTTGGACAAGATCCACAGAGCCCTCTAAGGAGCGATTATGGACCTCTTCTGCCACACCGGAGGTATTGGTATATGAACCAAAAGAATAGCTGTTCAGGCGCTCCGTTGAGCCTCCCAGTGCATCCCAAATAGTCTCGTCATCTGCGTCTGCCAGGTAGGTGAAGAACTCTGCCAGATAGGCCAAAGTGATTGGACTATCCGACTGAACGTCTGCACCAAACATCACGTATGCGTGGTCAATTTCAGCGATATCAGGGTTTGATTCCAGACCCCCTATGAGGGTATCAAAATCCATACCGAGCTTCTTCATGAGTAGTTTTGATGACCTATATAGGTCAGGCTCGTATGAGCTACTTATTGATCGGTTATCATACCTTAAGGGGATGACCGGATATGAGTTAAGGCCATCCACCACATCAGAGTCTGGCTTAAGGGTAGGGTACTTATCTGAGTCCATGGCATAGTACCACCAGTTCACCAGATTCTGTGCTTCACCAGAGGCATTCAAAATACTGTACCCAGCCATAAGGTATGTGCTGCCCATGCGTAAGCCAGTAGGTAAAGGTTGAGTCTCAACAAACTGATGGGTGAATTCACTTTGGGGCACATGATTGAGTTCAGGCCTACCGTCATAGGTGATGGTGTATTGCATATCTGCTATGTAGGTAATCTGAATGGTCTGGTTATCAGGCAGAATAATTATGTCATCAATAGCGATTTTCGCAACTAACTTGTAGGCACGCCAAGTATTAGGCAAACCCCATTCAGCAGGTGGTTGGGTAATCTCCCCTGATCTGGTATCCAGACCCCGGGTATCCAGTAGGTAAGGCAAAACCACTGTATCTGGTGTTAAGGGGATTTGGAAATTCTTACGCACCAAGCAACCATGTGGTAGGGATAAATCTTGTTTGATTACCTCGGCAACTACAGTATCATCCAGTTGATCTGAAGAGCTGTGGTGATTGTTGGGAAGACCCAGGATATAGTGATCCCGGGCATACCGTAAGGCTGCATCCACCTTGACCCCCATACCACCAAGAGCTGTGTTTACAATAGAGCTACCAATAGGCTCATCCTTAAGGATGGCATATAGTACAGCATCCTCAAGGGCAAACTCTGTGGGTTGTACAAGGGGAGTGGTGAAGGAGTATACGTCAATACGTTTCTTACTGCCAAATATGCTCATAGGACACCTACAAAAATAGGGGCCGAAGCCCCTATCTGATTTGATGGTATGTGGAGAGGATTAGGTGAGGCCAACACCTTCACGGGCTTTGGTCATCAAACTGCCCAGGGAGGCGTCATCAAGTTTGTTGGTGGCGTTGGCTGTGGCAGCACCTACCGTGGCATCAACGTTCCAAGCCTCGGCTGCGATCTTGAGAAGCTTCTGTTCTGCATCCCGGGCAAAGCCACTGATCTGAGCAGAGTAAAGATCCTGCTGCTTCTTGACTGAACCCTGCACAGAGGCAGAGGTATTCAATGCTTCTGTGGTGAGAGGAATCGTATCACTGGTTTGTGCCAATTCGGTCATGGTCTTCTGAGCCAAAAAGATTTTCTCAGCATCAGCTTTTGCTTTCTGACTCTCGGCCAAATCTACTTGAGCCTTGGCGACACCGGAGATGGTTGTAGACGAATCCTTACCCAAGTCATTGGGTTTGGTCTTGCTGGTTTGTGCCAGCTCTGTAACAACCTTTTGTTCGGTCAAATCTGCAGTAGCTTTAGCTTGAGCAAGAGCATATTCTGAAATGCCTGAAATGGTATCAGCATCGTTGAAACCATACCCGGCCAAGCGGGCCTGGGTAATACCAACATCAGTCTGAGCCAGTTCAGAGATGATCTTCTGACCAACATAATCCTTATTGGCTTTATCGGTTAACACCTTGGATTCCGCCAAGAGGATGTCCTGAGCAGCCAATTCCAGTTTACGTTTAATCAAACCTTGGATCTCTGTGGAGATATTGAAGCCTAAACCTTCCGGGAGAGAGTCCGCAGTGTTGGCTAATTCAGAAGCTGTCTGCTGACGGATGAGACCAATCTCTGCAGCAATCCGTTTCTCATTTTGATGGTTCATGAGATAGTTCACGGATTGCCCCAGTACAGCACTGAGAGCACCCAGATAAACTGTGGCATACTCAGCATTGCTGATCCTGTTGTTGTCCCACTCCTCCACCAAGTGCAACTTGACCGAGTTCATCAGGATATCAAATACCCCGGTACCAGACAGACTCTTGGTGGTGAGTTGGGTTACATCAGGAGGTTGGGTATCCTCCAGGATTCGTATAGGATCTAAAGCATTCATGCTTAATCCTCCACCTCATCCTTTGCCTGCTTAGCAGCCAGGGTCTTGAGCTCTTCCTCGGTAAGGGGATCGAGATCACCGATGGCAAATTCCCGGACCAGCTTGCTCCGCTTCTCACTGCGGCCATTGACCTTCTTGGTGTAGAAGGACTGGAACTTCCGTTCCTTCAGAACCTCAATGATGGCCACGGGCAAGTGCCAACCTTCATCAGCGTTGAAGGGGATGAACTCCTTGATGGTGCCGATGGCCGAGTTGCCAATAGAGATGATCTCTCCGGACCAACTGGCTTTGGCCGGGTTCAGGCAGGTGATCTGCACACGCTTGAGTTTGAGGGCCTCCATACGGAGCCGGTAGTTGCGCTGAGCCTCAGTCTCTTTGGGCTTTACCTGCTTCCCCTTCGGGACCGGTTCATCCTTTACAACCTCGCCGGAGGTATGAGCTGCAATCTTTTCTTTGAGTTTATCCAGGCCAATACTGGGATGGTAGGTGATGCCCATCTTGTCGGCACGTTCTTTCAGGAGGTCAAGCTCGGTAGGGGTAGCTGCTTCGGTGGTCATGATATTTCCTTTCTTGGTTCAAAAAGCCTCCCCCGGAGGGGAGGCAGTTACAGGGAGTGGGTTACACGCGGCCGACGGAGTAGATGATGGCAATGCGTTCGGAACGCAGAGTCATGAAGCCGTACCACCACATGATGGACATGAACCCAGTCTGGCCGTAGGGATCGTTGCGGTCTGCCGTGGCATACCCGGGCTTCTTGTGGAAGATCTGGAACTTGGTGCCTTTGCCGGAGGTCTGGAAGCCAATGGTGGTGAAGGACTCGGAACCAATGACCAGCATGGGGAAGACATCGTACTTGCTGCCGGTAGTGCGGTAACCGGCATTGGATGCAGTAGCCGTTGCCCCGGCGCCTGCCCAATGCTGCATCTCGGGAACCACAACGATACGGAACTGGCCAACAGTACCAACCTCACCGTTGAGCAGTTTGGTGCCGGCAGCGTAATGGGCGGTACGGATGAAGGCTTCGTTGTTGAAGTGATCAGTCATGCGCTCAATGGTGGGCAACATCTCAGAACCGATCAGCATGGCCCGGGCAGCAGGGATGACTTTGGTATCCACCATCCTGGTGCCGGAGATGATCTTGGTGTCCTTAGGGCAACGGTTGTTGTCCAGCTCAATGGACAGGGCAGAGAGGTCTGCATAGGTCACTTCGCAGATGGCACCGGTTTCACCAGAGATGGTCTTCTTGGTGGTGGCAGCACCAGCGTAACGGATAACCCCGGCAGCGTTGAGGAGGTCGATCTGCAGAGCATCCTCGGTCATCTCATGAGCGCCACGAAGCATCTCACGGTTAACATGGGACATGAGCTCGGCATCGGTATCGAAGTCCACGCTGTCCTTGGTGTATTCGTCGAAGAAGCCGAACTTCTCCATGGTGCCTTCCAGCTCCAGGCGTTTGAAGCCAACACGGTTCACACGGCCACCGTGCTCGGAAAGAGCTGGGAGCTTGGCTGCGATGGTGCCGACATCTTTGCTGGAACCATAAAGGTTACCAGAGCCGTTGGTGACGATCATCACATCGGCTTCATCCTGGGTAATACGGGTAGCCGTAACGGCAGCAGCAATGGCGGTATCAGCTGCATCGACAGAAACAAAGCCATCAGAGTTGCCGGTAACAACAGCGTCAGAGACAAGCTCATGGCCATCATCAGCGAAGACATAAAACTTGGCTGCTTGGAGAAGGGCACCTTTTGCGTCGATGCCCTGGTCGTTGATGTTGCGGTCGTCGAGCAAAGGCATGTAGTGGTACCGCTTGATCTTCTTGCCGAAGTGCTTAGGCATGGCGGTCACGTCAGCCAGGGGGGTGAAGTAGATTTCCTTCTGTAGCTCAATGAGAGCTTTGCGGATGTAGTAGAAATCCTGAAGTTGGGTACCGACAGAACTGTCAGTCCCGTCCCCATACATACGTTGTCCAGTGTTTACATCAATAGTCATGATGATAATTCCTTATGCTTTGATGCCGAGAAGCTTGGGATCCAGTTTGTTGAATTCCTCTTCGTCGAGATCAAGTGGGTTGAAGTTGGGCGGTAATTTGGCGATCTTCTTGTTGTTGGATCGGGTAGGGCTTGCAGCCTTTTTCTGTGCAACCCTCTTGGCTTCCTTGGCGGGGTCAGGAGTTTTGGTCTTAGCAGCCTTCTGAGAGACATCAGGCTGGGCCTGAGTGGTCTGGTCATTGAAGGCTCCTTCGGTCTGCATCCTGGTGCCCACGGCCCGATAAGCGTCGAGGTCAGAGACTCCGGCAAGCTTGCCCAGACTGCGTTCGTACTGGACCACATCCATCACCTTGTCATAAACACCAGCGAGCTTGTGCTCGTTGATGGTGGCTATGATGGCGGGATTGTTGGCCGCTTCGGTGGAACTGGCAGCATCCCACACTTTGGTGACGGTGTTGAGAGTATCCTGGTATGTGGTTGTGCCCTTAATGGACTCCAGTACCGTATCCAGTTCTACCTCTTCATCCGATGCTGTGTGGTTCTCGGGTGTGTACCCACCCTCTGCCTTCATATCAATTTCGAGAGGGTCAATGCTGTGCTTCTTGAGCAGAGCAGTGATTGCCTCAGGGTTCCCTTTATAAGCCTCGATGGCCATGGAGAGTTCAGACTCATCCAAGAGGCCGTTGTTCTCCAGGGTCTTCAAAGCCTTTCTGGCAGGCTTCATACCCGCCATCTTCTGGCTGTAGTCGATACCCATTTGAGCCATGCGTTGAAGGTCTTCGATGGACTTGGGTTTCACCTCCCGGCCATTGGCCTTGAAAGGAGTCAGGACTTTGGCCAGGATCTCAGCAGAGAGTTCTTCTCCTTTGGTCTCCTTATCGTCCTTGGTTTCATCAGCACCCTTGTCCTCTTCTTCCTCGGTTTCCTCGGGCTCTTCTTCCTCAGCTGCATCAGGATCATCCCGTTCCCCGGGATCTTCTTCTTCCTCTTCCCCAGGGTCCTCTTCCTCTTCAGCAGGATCTTCCTCAGTGTCCTCGACATCAGCCTCTTCTTCTGCCTGCTGGGTGTCGTCTTCACCATCTTGCCCATCTTCCCCTTCCGGGGGAAGCTTGGGCTCAGGTGCGTTGAGGAAGTCCTCATCGCTCATGTTATCGTAGTCGATCTCTTCAGGCATGCTACACCTCCTTGTCTTCTACGTTGATGGATGCCCGAAGGGACTCGATGGTGGCTTCAGCCACTTCCTTGGTTTCGAGAGCCATGTTGCCCTGGACCATGATGTGGTTGAGGAACTTGTTGAAGAAGCCAACAGCATCAATCTCCCGGGAGATGTATGCCTGGTTGTCTGCATCCTTCAAGGCCTCCATGGCTTTACTGCGGACAAGCCCAGCAGCATACGTAACGAGGAATTCATCCAGGATCAGCTTCTTGAAGTCTGCATTGTCCTGGAGCCTCTTGAGAGCATCGGCCAGTACCAGATGCTTCTCAGCGTTTTCGATGTCTGCTGCCAATTCCTTGATTTCCTGATCGTACACGATCACCTCCGTTAATCTTTCTTGGTTTCAGATTTGTTCTGCTTGTCCGCTTCAGCCTTGACCAAAGTGGCCGTTAAATTATGTTCTGCGTTTCTATCCAGTTTGTCAAGCTCTTGCTGGTGATCCAGGCCAGTATGTTTAGCCAGGTAGTCCAGATTTCGGTTGTCTGCTGAGCTATGCAGATCACGAGACTTGGCCACTTCAGTACCAGCCTTCGACTCGTTGAGATGGCCTTGAGTTGCATCTTTATAACCACGTGCACCATTGGCCTGTGCCTCAGTGAGATGCTTCGCTTCGAGAGCCCTCTCTTTAGCAATCTGAGCATCAAGGAGTTCTACCTCCTTCTGAGCCTTTGCAACTGCCAGTGGATCAGGCTTTGGCTCATACTCTTCGATACGTTTAGCAAACTCTGGCATCTTACGCAAGCGTGCAAGTTCAGCTCTGATCATTCTTATTTCAACAGGGTCACCGTTGGGACCGGTGGTCTGAAGAAGAAAAGCCAGTTCTTCTGCCTTCTTATTGTCTTCTTCAGCAGTGCTAATCGCCAGAGCAATATCAAACTTACCAGCCAGATCATCTCTGCGGACCGTGACAAATTCCTCATCGGTGATTCGAACTACCTCCTCCTCGGAAAGGAAGACAGCATTCATGGCAACGATCATCCGACCGATCTCTTTAACACCTTGAGCCAAACGAAGAAGGATACCTGCCTCGCGTTTACTGGCTGCATCCATGGCATCACGGCCACCACCTACACTATCACCCAGGGCCTTGGAGTTGATGCCTGAACCAAAAGCCTTAACACCAGACAGACTCTCCGCATCGGCATTCTGCATAGCCACCATGTTGTAGGCAGACTGGGGGATTTCCGGGTAAGTGTGCTGGTACACAGAATGGGAAGGATCGCCTTGGCCATTGTAAACGTAATCATCACCACGCTTGAGCTTTCTCATGTTGGTGGCATTCACAAAGCCTTGACGTACCCCTGTCTGGCTGTTGGCCGATCTACCCAGGAGGTCAATCATACCCCTGGTGACAGCACCAATGATCTGCTGGTTCTCTTCCAGCAGCTCACCATCAGGCTCTCCATAAACAGACTTCCTCTTAGGCATGTAGACTGACTTGGCAAAAGGAGGTCTCTTGAAAGGGAAAGGGTTCTCTTCCAGGCGGATCATTACCCGGCCGACCCAGGAAGCCACGATGGGTACAGCAACCCCTGTATCGTGGATATCCCAGCTGCCCCAGTAGGTGGTCACCACAAACTCTTTTCTTGGTTCATCCTTGAAGGAGAAAGAGGTGATGTCATCGCTGTCTTTGAAGTCTGAAGAACCCAGAGGATCTGCTTCCTCAATCAGGATATGGTTCAGGTTCTTGTATCGACCATCCCTCTTCAGCTCGGACAGGGAAGCCTTGTGCTTCTTGCCAATGAAACGAGCCTTCTTCAAGTCCCCATTACAAGTGGGGTCAATGAAGATGTTGGACATCTCACAGACCTCAAGAGCAGGGAAGTTGGCAGTCTCCTTAACCCGGAGCACTGTCTGGGTACCGGTCTGCCTGGCCTCATAAAGGATCCCTGTTTTGACGAAGGTCATAATGGCTTGGTCCATCCCCTCGTTCATGTGCTCCCAGTAGAGGTCTTGGCTGGTCTGCTTGATCTGCAGCAGGTACAGGTACCGTTGAGCCAGACCAGGGTCCTGAGAAGGGATGAACTCATAAACAGGCTCTTCCTCCTCAACCTCTTCCTGGTGGGTTACCCAGGATACCTCAACCAGTACCGTACCGGTATCCACTGCTTCTCGGACAAAGGCATCGAAGAAGTCCACCTTGTCAATGTAAGTGTTGAACTGGTGATTCAAAACCAAAGCATTCTGCTTGGCCCTCTTGGCATCACCAGCAGTGGTGGGATATACGTTGAAGACATCCGGTGTGCTCAGGAAGGGGTTGGACAAACTGGCATACCGCCACTCTGCATGCTTCCGGATTACCTTGGGTGCTACAGAAGATCTGCCAGGGACCTTGGCCGGCTTGGCCTTACCCTCGATTGCCATGTTATCCAACCAACGATCAACATCCTGTTGGTGGATGCCTTGGTCAACTTCTGCATCATCGATGTTTTGTTTGAGATCACTGACCGTTGGAGCATTTGCCCAATCAGGTGCCAGGTTCTCTTTTTCTATCTCTAAAGTTTCTGTCATAGGTTCCTCTCAAAGGTTTTGGCAAATGTACATGGATGAACCAAAAAGATCAAGCTTACTCTCCAATAGCAGCGTAATTCAGGGAACCTGATAGCAATACAGAAGAGCTTGTGGTATCAGTCCTGGATGTATCCCAGGTAGTTTTACCATAAGTTGTGTGAGCAGTAGATAGTGTTGTAGTTACTGTGGTGAGTAGCCTCATATATGTAATATCTGAGCCTGCTGATCCGGATACAGAAAAATTGAAAGTTTGTCCTTGGCCAGAAAAGTGCTGCTCTGTGCCATCGTGCCAAGCGCCCCCATAAAAAAGTTGAGCTTTCACTACAGACGTTGATTGTACAAATACTGTTTTATAAACTCCTCCGATATATGTAATGTAAAAAGACATGAGTCTGTGAGACCCTGATGCTGTTACACTACGAGTACCTGCGGGTAAAGCAATTTGATCACTGTAAAAAGATATTGTAGTTGGGCCATTTTGAGAAAGTTCTTTCTCACCTGAACCACCAACAGTAGTAGAACCTGCAGAAAATATTAACTCAGCCTTAGGCATAAAGGTGTAGTGGCCATCGTTAGCAGGCTGTTGTATATCAGAGGCGCTGACGTGTAGGGTTTGAGACTGGTCACTATGAGTATGGTCATATGTTGGTACGTTATTGGGTGAAACAAAAACCTTAGGTGGGTTCCGAAAAACTCCAGGAATATCTTTGGTGACACCAGACATAGCTGTACCCACCTCTAAACGTTTGAGGGATTTTGCATGCACGTGCTGATCACCTATGTATTGCCAAAAATCTATATCCCCATCTGTAATCTCACAATAATCTCCGTCCACTGTATTGCCTACAATGATGGTTGATCCTGCATGTATCTTACCACCATCTATCTTGGTGGTATCTCCTGCAGCTCGCCAAGCACTATCATTGGTTGCCCCTTCCTCACTCCACTCTTCTGTGTATGCCTCGTTACAGTTATCCACCAGATCCCTGTAAGCGTTGGCGTATGCTTGAGACACATCAGACATGGTTGAACCAACAAGAAGATACGTCTCTGCCGGGTGACTCCATACCCCTGCATTGGTGAGGAAGATCCTTAATGAATCATGTGCCCCTACGAGCTCCGTAGAGTCCACTGAGAGGGTTGCGGCATAAGCCACAAGCTTGGTGTAATCTATGTTGATTTGATGCCAGGATTGGCGCCATGTGGCCTTCTCACCGGGGGAGAGCCTTTGGTCCGATTCCATGTCGGCAATGAGGTATCGAGCTGATTGCCGGGAAGCTCCATGAGAACCTACAGAGGTGCCTTCCTGAGCTACCCCTATTAAACCCCCCTCTGTATCAAATGAGTCAGATAAGATTTGAGCCTCCGAAGAGGCCCTTACTTGAATCTTAACCAGAGTGCCAGGGGTATCACCTATAGCCCAAATTTTAAGGGTATTTTCGCCCTCTATCACATTGCCTGCAGGGATGCTTAAAATAGCCATATTATTCCTTTCAGGGGAAGTTACCCTCCCCTATGAGTAGCAGTTGTGATTATGCCTTATCAACAGTATCCCAGTACGTCATCAATATAGCAGCATAGGCGTTTTTGACATCATTGAGAATTTTACCAAATTCGTATTCAGTAACTGCGTGTACTACGTTATCAATATCCCTGACAAAGGTTTTGATGGGGGACATACTGAGAAGCAGAGTATCATATTCACCACACTGCATCACGATACCTCGAACTGAAGTCACTGTCCCCGCAGCAACAGCTGCGTTCTTTGTGATTAGTGCATCGGCCTTGACTTGCTTCAGTTTGTCAGACGGCAAGACGATGGGCTCCTCTTGGTAGCCCTCAGGCTTCTTAGCCCCAAACAAAGGAACCACCTTATCAACACGCTGCTTGCCATCTTCGTTTGTTACCAGTTTATAATACGTTTTAGCTTCATCCATTGGAAACCCTCCTTACGACGAGTTTGTAATAACCAGTTAAGTAGCCGAGGTCTGTCAGATAATCACGAGAGCGAACAGAGAATGTATTATTCTCTTCAAGATATACGTTACCACCGCGAACTCTATAAGGGTCTTCTGCATCGAGCGTCTGAAGCCCAGTAAGCGCCAGTCTGCCGTCATTGGAAGGCTTGGAGGAGTAGTATAATGCCCACTCAACATTTCGAGACATCAACATATTCGGGATGATATACGTTGTGTTTGGTACAGCAGGCCAAAGAGGTGATGCCCAAGTATCACCAGTTGCCACAAGGTCAATGTCAACCACGAGACCATCCGTCACAGTACATTTACCAAGCAGAACCTTCGTGTTCTTCCAGTCAGGCCCAAGGTCAGCAGTATACGACCCAACAGGGCCATAATCCAACGTACCGTCAGGCATAGCAAAGATATCCCACTCACCGTCAGGCCAAGTCATGGGATAAACTGCGTCAGCATCTTTCCCTACGATCAGGTCTTTGTTTCCGTTGTTAACATTGAAGCCATCCGAGATGGTAGCCACGAAGGGCTTATCCGGTGTGGCCTTGATCTGTATGGACTTCCCAGTGGGTAGGTCGCCTGTTTTACCAAAGACCATAAATAGTCTTTCACCTGACCAACTCGAAGGAAAAGTTATTTCTGACCCATTTAATGTTGGAATTGCAGATGGACTTTGATTTATTTCTGCGTCTGGCGAGTCAAGTTTTGTAAGTTTTGCAAAGTTTGAATCCTTTGACATGACATACCAACTATCTTGCCCATCAATCATTTTAGAAATGATTGCCTCTGGTTCAAACCCACAATCAAATGTCCCACCATCTGTGAGTAGCACTGTAACCGTCACCCCACGTTTACCCCACATGCCGGGCGTGATGTCATCAAGGCGTTCGCCGAACCAGCCATAGAACATGATCGTACCACCGGGTGCATTAGTGGAGTTTGTTGTGCCTACATATATCTCATCATCTGTTGAATCTTTGTTATCGAACATCGCGGCATTAGCAGCAGCAGCATTTGATAAATTCAAGTTTAAGAACTTTGAAGCCCCAATAACTGATGAGTATACAGTCCAGTTCCGAGAGGCATCAATCTGCTTAAACCACCCCATGATGAGTGGAGTACCCATTGGGTGTTTTATAACTTTAGGAGACGCGTCGCCTGTATATTTACACATTGCAAATCCTGTAGCAGGATTAAATGACCACTCAATACCATCAATTGTTACCTTGTTGGTCGTATGAAAGGCCAAGACGTTATTGCCGTCTGGTGAGTTGATTCTTATATCATCACCAGCAACAAACCCAGTTGATGTGAATTCTTGTATTTTATCTGCCCATACTGTATCTGAATTAACAGAGTCAGATACAAGAAGATGTCCTGCACCCCTGATAGTATCAGTAACGAATCGGTCCCCGGCGCGGGTCGGGTCAGTATACATCACCATCCCACCATACTCCCCACCACTGAAGGCCATACCAAGGTCCACAGCGAGGCCAGCTACCCCGGTCCCAATGTAGTCAATGGAATCAAAGACCTTTACCTCTACCTCTTCAGCAGTGAGGCCACCACCGAAGGATAAGACAGATTGCCGAGTATCCACCATAGTGTTGCTCATAGCACTTACACGAGCTACTTGTGTATCCCCCTCTGCCACCACACGAGCCACTTGTGGAGTACCACCTTCAGCCTCTACCCGTGCAATTTCTGAAGTACCTTGAGCTATGACGAGATTAGTCTGAGTGGTGCCCTCTGCTGTGACGAGCCCTACTTGGGTAGTGCCTTCACCTTGCACTCGGATTATCTGGGCATCACCTTCTGCAGTTGCCCGAGCCGTTTGGGTGTCACCTTCAGTAATTACTCGGGCAACTTGGGTATTACCCTCTATGGTTACCCGAGCGACCTGGGTATCCCCACCTTCTGTACCTACCCGGGTTATCTCACTGGTCCCCTTGGCTTCAATAGCAGCAATTTGCTCAGTGGTTAATTCCGTAGTTAAAGAAATAAGGGCACCCCAGGTACCATCAGGATTTTTGAATTGTAACTCCCCACCAACCCATTGGTGTTCCGGGGCATCCCCAGATCTACCCAAACGATGACCACCCGGAGTAATGCCATCATGAAGACACATCTCCCAGGCAGTCGTATTTACTGTGATCTCTTTAGGCCGGCCGATAAACACATCAGATTCGGCAGCAGGACCACCTCTCCATTGAATTACTTGAGGTCCACCTGTAGTCATATTAAAAACCCCCTAAATCATAAAATTTGCCACCCATGGACAAATCAATATAGTTGCTTGCTTCACTCTCATCAGAAAAGCCTGTGTTAGCCCAGGCCACATCACCAAGGTCCCTTGAACCAAGTACATCAACAGTAAGGACTACCCCATTCAAAGCGACCTGTAATTTGCCTGTGAAAGCATCATCTACCTCTACCTCTATCATAGCTCCGGTAGCTTGAGCAGAATCAAAAGACCAAGCATCAGCCGCATCAAGGTGGCCATTGGTGACAACTGCCTGACTACCAGTCCAGTTCAACAACAGAGCACCAGTGATTCCCACAGAGTCTTGAAAATCCTTCTTTGCTTGGGCAGTGCCAAAGGTCATTACCATGTTATTAAACACTGCTTGACCTGTTTCAGGATCCAGGGAGAACCAACTCTCTCCAGGCTCTTGAGCATCAAAGTTGGTAGACTTGATGGTATTCACCACCAGATCCCCATTTACCGTAACAGCTCCCGTGGTGCCGTCAACCACAAAGAGTGGTACCAGACCTCCAGGGGTAATCACATGGAAATGCTCAGCCTTCACATTGAATTCTGATTGGGCTGAATCTGCATGGAGTACCCAGTATGTCGATGAAGATGCTGAACCAGGTGAATTAGCTGCAGAAGAGGTATGTTCCAGAATGCATCGATAAACTTTCCCATCAGCATAACTCACCAGATTGCCCAACTTATAGACATAAGAAGCATCATCGGTGCTGGCCAGCCAGGTAGGGTGAATCAACAGCTCAAAGCCAGAGACATAGGGGGTCCCACCCACAGTCTCTTCAATGACCACCCCATACCGATCAGCAGATAAAGACTCCACTGCTTTGATGGCATATTGCGTATCAGCCAAGCCTTCAGACAAAACCTCTGTCACAACCTCCGTAGCGGTCATGCGAGTCTCCGCAGAATCCATACGGCCGGTGAGATCATTCACATTAGTTATCTGGGCCACTAAGGCTTCTGCCGTCTGGGTGATCCGTGTGGTATTCTGCTGTACTGCCCCACTGGCCAGAGACTCCCGGGCAGTCACTTCTGCAGTAATCCGATCAGAAGATTGGTTCAGCGAAGCAGTATGCTGTGCCACAGTACCAGCCAGCCCATTAGGACTTTCAATGACATCCAGCCGGGATACCGTGCTTGATATGTTATTGGCCATGACATCAATGGCAGCTGTTTGAGATTCCAGGATACCTGTGGTCTTATCATCCAGAGCAGTGACCTGCAAGGTGATCTGCTCGGCATTCATATCAATGGCTGCTTTATTGGCCTGAATGCCTTCCGCATTGCGACCCATTTCAATGGCCTGCAAGCTAATCTGCTCATCCGTATAAGCCATCGCTGTACGTGAAATATGGTCGATATCAAGCTCCGTAAGGAGTTGATCGACATCCCTACCCACCCGCAGCCAGAGATCTCTCAGCAGCCCAATATCAGCTGCTAAAGCAGGGGAGAAAACACTGGTGTCCAGGGAATCTGAAAGTATCTCCATAAGGGTGCTCTTATCAAGCAGACCCCCTGAACCACCTACATGGACATTCACCTCTGGACGGTGGTCAGCTACAACCACCTCAATGGGATCCTCATGCACTACAGTGATGTCATGAAGATCCTCCAAATTCATGATGGTCACAACCGGGGTACCTGAATCAATGGACACCTTAACAGGGGTCTCAGTGACTTCTACAAATACCTGGGGATCGGTCATACGGTCACCTCGCTCATCACGTAGAATTTACCATAGAGCATCTTGTCCACGATATCCTCTTCGCCCTCTGCTTCGATCACCAACTCCAGATCGTAGACCCCCTCATCAAAAGCAAGGGATGCTGTTTCACTGGCATGCATATTTACCGAGATCCCCAAACCGGCATTAACAACGGTCAAACCCCCATTGGCGGAGGTCAACTCAAGCAGTGGTTCACCGGCAGCCTTATCCCAGGCATGTCTTACCTGCATCCGCATGGTAGTGTATTTATCGAAGGAGATTGCCACATCACTGGCATCCCGTGCGGAGAGCCCAATACCCAAGGTACCCCCGCGGTAAACGGTAAAGTCATATCGTCCAGGTCGCATTATACAAACCCCCTGTTGTTAAAAGCATTTACTTCAGTGTCTTCCATAGGCATCAGAACCAAATCCCTGATACGAGAGCATTCAGTCTCATACCGGTACAGGAAGGTGCTGGACATACTTCGTTGACCTTCTCCAACATTGGAAGTCTTGCCGGTAAACAGGCGGGAAGCAGCATGCATCATAATGGCTGTCTTGATGGTGGAAGGGACATCCAACCGCACAGCAGCCGGATCAAAATCGCTGGTGACCCCAATCCGCGGATAAGAGGCTTGGTAAACCAAAGAGATGATACGCCGCTTACCATTGTCTCGAAGCTTGATCACGTCCATCTCAGGCATGAAGATATCATCAGGGTACTGGTGGTCATTGATGAAGACCCTGTTGCCATCCTCATCGTAGGCCTCAAGGATCTTGATAATGTCGTTGTTGAGTTCATCTTCCTTGGTTCCATCCAGGTAAATGTCATCCCCACCAGTAAGGGGATCACCTACATGAGAAGCCCGAAGGTAATACCGGGTCACACCGTCCTTCTGGTGCAGGTCCAGTTCCTTTTTCCTGAAGACAAATCTGGTGAACAAGTCCAGCAGTGCTGCGTTCACCAGGTTGGTTATTTTCTTGTATTTGTCCGGGGTAATTCCCTCTTGAGTTTTGGCATTACCCACGGCCATGCCTGAAAACTCACCATATGCCAGATCGTCGAAAATCTCTTTCAGTGTAAGCATAAACGCTCCTTCTGTTGTTTGCAGGACTATACCACATAAGAATCCATCGCTGAAACTTCTTCTTCGATTTCTTCCATGTCCCAGATATCATCTTCAGAAGCTTTTGTCATGGGCATCCCATCATCCGATGGGCGCCACACAACCATGGATGCCAGCATAGAGATGGTATCAATGAAGTCGTCATGCTTGGACTTGAACCCACCCTTAGCCGCCAGGCCCAATTCATCCATGCATTCCATCATGGGGGCACTGCCACGCAGCTCTTCAGGGAAATAAAATCTCTTGGCTTTGAACCAAGGCAATACCATACTGAAGCGGAGCATCTTGTTGGTATTCGGTTTGATGCCAGGACGGTTCTGGTTGTTCTCCGAAGCCAGGTTGAAGAAGATGTTCTTGTCCATCATGTCTCGCTCGATGATGGATGCAAACCCTTGTTGCTGCCCGGTGACCTCAATACCCACGGACAAGGGATTCCACTTCTGAACCAACCTGAACAGGTCAGCCAGGTTCTTATCCATCAGCTGCTTCTTGCAAACACCATCTACCCAGAACCAATAACCCTTGCTGTTCAAGGCCCAGACGGAAATGACAGAGAAGTCGTTGGCATCCTCCTCTGTGGTGGCAAAGTCAGTGGTAATGTAATAGTTGAATGCTGATCTCCTCTTCATGAGAGAAGTCCGGTTATACCACCGGATATCATCATCCTCTACCAATCTGTCGTCATCAGACATAATCCTCAGCATAAGCTCCTGGTTGAAGTTCTCGGGAGTGCCCAGAGCCTGGGCTTCATCGTATTCAGCCTTTACATACTCATAGGGGAAACGATCCTCCCAGGAGCCCCTAAACTCCTCCCTGGTGCACGGATAATGCTGACAGATAGGGTAGACACTAACCCGCCATGCACCTGATTCTACGGCCTTATAGAGGGGATCTCGGGCGTTGAATGGGGTACCCAGCCATACCATCTTCTGGCGGGTAGGGTGAAGGGCCTTAGAAACGGCCTTATAGATCGTATTTTCGATCGTTTTGATGACCGTAGGGGATTCTGCATCCGTATCGCTTACGAGGTCGTCAAGGATCGCTACAGAGGGCCTCTGGCCAAGCTCTTTAGCACCCCTCACTCCCGTTTTGGCCCCATACCCCTTTACTACCAGGATATGACCCTCGTTATTGCGGAATTCAAGGCGAATATCAGTGAATTTACGGCCTGTGGCTATCTGGGCCTCAAAGGTATCTAAACCCACAAAACCGGCTCCATCGGTGCCTACAGTGATCCTCTTGTCCGGAATGAGGCTTTTCAGGAAATCACTCTCCCCATACCGGTATTCCACGTTTCGGCGGAGGTTCTTTACCCCGTTCTCAATGGAGTCCGTTACATAGAGCAGTAGATTCACGTTCCCAAAGCCAGGAAACTCCCCAAAGGCCGCGATGAACAGAATCAGGTACTCACCAAAGAGGGTGGTCTTACCGATCCCCCTGTGACAGAGGATCGCACACCTCCTGTCCTTGTTGAATACCCTATCCATCATCTTCAGGTGGACCAGGGGAGTCTCGTTCTCCTCGGTGCCGGCATTGACTTGCTTGATGAACCAAACAAATTTAAGAGCCCACTCCGCCGGCACATACCCTACGAAGTCGTAATCAGTTTCCCTCAGCCACTGCTCGACTGGTTGCTTTTTGTAAAGAGACATTACACATCAATCACCTCTCCCCGGTCCGGGACAATGGATACGTTGGTGAGGGCCTTCACATCACCACCCTGTTTCATATATTCCAACTGCGTCTTGGCCATCTGATCCATCACTATGCGGAAATCCTCATGGATGGTCGGAGCAGAGGCACCCACATCCAGCTCAATCTTCTTGGTCTCCGGCGCCTTCAGGTGGGTGAGCAAACTGTTGGCAGCACTCATCCGCACCATGGGTGATACCTTGGTATCCATCATGATTGCCCGCTGGGTGTTGATAGCTTCCTGAAACACATCTTGGTTCAAAATGTGGGTGGGGATCATGGCCTGCTCCATGATCAAGACCACCAACTTGGATTTGTTGTAGGCTGTGTGGTAGCTGGATTGATCCTTCGAAGAAACACCCTGCTCATCCCACTTCTTCTTCTTCTCTGGAAAGGTCCGGTTGAAGGCATCCCGGTTGGTCATCCCCATAAACTTGTACCCCGCGTAACGCACGGCACTCAAATACTTGGAGATGGGGAATTTCCCCTGGGTCAGGACATTGGCAAAGCCAAGCAGGTTGTCCCGGTAATGCTCCCAGTCCTCTTCCTGGGTTAAAACGTTGTTAATACCCATCATCAAAATGGGGTTGACTGCCTTCCTCATACTGGAGGGCAAGACGGCCTTGAACTCATCTTCCGTCAATGCAGGTACCATGACTTCTCCTACTCTTTTTCAGCACAAACCAGATAGGGTTTTTCATTAATGCGAACTACCTTCAACTGAGAGCATACAACACCTTCCAGAATCCGGGGGATAGCTTCATCCTCGATAGGAAAAAGTTTGCCCGGGTTCTCGAAGGCTTTCACGCAGGTGGCTTCCAGGTGCACCCAGGGTTGTACTTCCTTCTCCGGCAGACGAAGGGTAGCTGCATAGAACTCCCCATTGTCATCCTGCACGATCAGTTCCCCGATGTGTAAGTCCACCACCCCCTGGGCAGTGATCACGTTGGGGCAGTTGCGGGTGTTGTCATAATTTGAACCAAGAAAAGAGAGGCAATCCTGGTTGTTGTGGCCGGTGAACTGAATACACTTCATGTTTAATCTCCTTGGGGGTAGAGGGCTACCTGCTTGAGGGTATTCATAACGTCCTGAGGGGTGTGGCCATCCCACTTATTGGCCGTCTCTCTGATCGGGCACTTGAACAGGTTCCAATCCTTCATCTCATAGTGGTTGGACACCTGCCCGGAGGGGGTCTGAGCCATAACAATAAACCAGCCTCCACCGAAGCACTCTTCACCATCCGAATGCCGAGCAGACTTGTGCACATCCCACTTGCCCTGCTTGGCCCACTCATTGAACAGGCAGGCGTTATAGAGCTTCCGGAACTCATAGAGCTCATCGAAGGTGTGGTAGCCGTCAGAAGTACCCCCAGGCATGCCACTGGCCTGGATAGCATCAAGGACCGTCTTAACCGTCATCCGATTATAGTCCTTCACGTTCTCGGGAAGCTCTCCATAGGGGTACATGTCGGGGTGACATTTATCACAGTATTTATGGAACTTCGGGAATGGAGCATCAATACCACCATATTTAGGCTTAACGCTCAGAATATTGCGGTCCGAACAAGCTAAAGAGCTATCGCATTTAACAGGGGCATGAAATCCCTGCTCCTTCTTCTCTTCCCACCATGCGTTATGCACATGTGCTGCTAACGACTCAATGTCACTCACGCTTTCCCTCCTTTGTTGAACCAAATGAAAAAATCTCCCATAGGGGTCTTCTCGAACACCAACTCTTTCAGTCCCAAAGATCTCCCCAGGTGAGTGCAAATGCCGGCCAGGTGGGAATGACCCCGGAGGTCATCCCAGTGATCTTTGAGTTGCACCCTCTGCCCGGGGTGCTCCAAAGCCTCAAGCACATACTTCAGGGCCAGCTTCTTGGTCCGGCCGGTAGCCCGCTGCCCATCGTCATCGTCTTCCCCATACATCGCATAGGGATCCTTGTGCATATTGGCCATGGTATCAATCAGCACTGGGTACCTCCGTCAGCACAACCCAGTCATCAGCCAGGGCATCAGATCCAGAGGGCGCCCAAGTGGCCACATCACCCTGTGCAGTCTTCAGGGCCAGGTAGGGACGGTAGGGTACCAGGGTTTCACCGAAGTGTTGCTTGGCTACCCCAGTCTGTGCCGGATAGGCTCCAGCAGGAACCAAATAAACAAACATGCCTTTACCGTTCCAACCCTTCCGGGTAATGGCAAAGCCTTTCTTCACAGCCATCATGGCAAAGCCGAAAGGAGTGCAACCTTCTTCATCAACAGGCAGATAAAGACAATCGCCGCTTTTACAAATACGCATGAAGCTTAATTTCTTGGGAGTGCTCATTTGATTTTCCTTTTCTGTTTACGGTTACCCTTCATCGAGCATTACAGCACTGCGCCTCGTTCATTCATCGCTACGCTGCGCTTCGCTCTTCATTCACTCAGCTTGCACTTACATGCTCTCTTCAGGTATAGGTACTGTATAGGTTAGGTTTTATTTATGCAATACATTATTTAGGGGATAGGTGAAAGGAAAGGGGTTATTCTACTATGTTATATTATATAGTCTCCCCTCATTTATTTCCTTTTTGTTTTCGACATCTGTTTTTTACATGAGTTTTTTCACCCTGTCAAATTCATAGTTTTGAACATCTTTTCATTATCCATCAAAAATTTTGATCGAAAAAAATAGAGGGGTCTGAAAAATAATTTTTGAGGGAAAATGGATTGGGTTATCGAAGTAGTGTGGAAAGAGAAATCCTATTACAGAAAAAATTTACCATACTTATCGAAGTAGCACCAATCCAAAATCTAATTGGTAAAAAATATGTGATACTTATCGGTGTAGTGATTTTTCCATAAACAAAAAATAATGTGGTACTTATCAAAGTAGTACTACTCAGCGAACAACCCC